TGCGAGGGGGTGATCGCGCCGGCCGACTTACTCGGGAGGCAGAGCCGCGGAGATTGCGAGCTCCATCAGCGGCTCGGCGTCCATCAGCATCCCTCGTAGCGCGGCAACTGCTTGCAGGTCCAGCTTCAGCAGCGACGGATCGGCACAGGCCACCAGCACGATCAGCCGGTCACCAGGGGCCGCCAGCCCGAGGGCCAGCCGCCCGCCGTCGATGCACACCTCGCCGACCTGGACGATGGGGCCGTGCGTGTCGGGGGTGAGCATCACCGCCGCCCGTCGTCGAATTGCGAGGACGGTGCCAGGTCGCCAGGCCCGTACCGCACAGGACGCGGGCGGCATGCCTGCAGCGGGGCACCGTCGCGCCAGTCGCCCCAGGTTGCAGCCAGGTACAGCGCCACACCCCAGGCCGCAGCATCCAGCCACCGGGCATCGGCGCCCTGCCAGATCAGCGAGCAGGCCAAGGCGCACACAGAGAATGCGCCGAGGTAGCCCAGCAGGTAGCCCGCCCGATGCTCGCTCGGGTGCATTGCGGCCATGCGCCCGGCCAGGCATTCGAGCGCAGCCAGCGCGGCGACGCTCATCGTCAGCATGTCCATCCAGTTCATTGCGTGCCCCCGCCGATGCGTGCCGCCGCGCCCTTCACGATCCCCGGCACCGCCACGCTGCCCGCCTGGATCAGCGGGTGCAGGAAGATGCCGACGCCCAGCGCGCAGCCCTTGGACCACACCGCCGCCGACACAGCCGGCAGCCAGTCGGCCAGGAGCGGACCGGCGACGGATGCAGTGATGGCCGATGCAGCGACGGCGGCGAGGAACAGCAGGCACGCCTTGAGCCTGGTAGTCGGCGGCGCGAACAGCGCGCCCAGGGCGCAGCCGAACAGCGCGGCGGTCAGGGTGGAAGCATCCACCCCCAGCAGCGCCAGCACGGCACCGCCGACGCCGGCCGCCATGCCCTGCACGACTGCAGCGTGATCTGTCATCGACTGCTCTCCCTGATCGCCAGCAGCTCGGCGGCCACCAGAAGCGCGCCGATGCAGTACAGCAGGCCCACGGGTAGCCCGGTGCCCTCGTCGCACACGCCGACATCCTGAGATGACAGCGCCGGAAACCAGGCGACGCACGCGAGGCCGCTGGCCTGGTAGCCCAGACCGTAGGTGCACACCAGCCCGGTCAGACGCCAGGACAGCCGGCCAGCCGCAGCCTTCAGCAGCGCGGTCAGCACCAGGGCCAACGCGAAGGCCAGCCCGGCGCCCGCACGCGGCTTGTCGTCGGCCCACACCCAGCCGATGGCAGCGGCCACGGTGGCGACCAGCAGCAGAGCCGCCTGACCCAGATCGCGGGCCATCACTTCTGGTTTCCCGGGCGCCAGATCGGGCGCTGTGCCTGCTGCTCGGTGCCCTCCTGTGCCGTCTCGTCCCAGGCAACGGCGGTGGCATCGCGCCGGGCCTGCGCCGCAGCCTTGCGCCGCTCTCGCCAGACGATGAGGCCGACGATCAGCGCGCCGGGCAGCAGGATGGCGAGAAAGATGGTCACAGCCGTCTGCATCACACACCCCCTTCAGCGCGCCAGCGCAGGTATGCACATTCCATGGCCAGAGCCTCGTCGTAGCGGATTCCCCACCGGTCGCCGGCCTCCCGCACCTTCACGCGACCGGCTGGCCTGACGATGATCGTGACCGGCTTGCCATCGGCGTCCAGGATGCTGGTGCCGCGCCGCTCCTCGGGCACGGCCTCCCACTCGTCGGCCCAGGTGTCGTGGCACAGCAGGCCCAGCTCGAGCGCGTCGATGCCTGCCGCAGCGAAGACGTCGCGCACCCGCTGCGCCACCAGGCCGACGTGCCACCGCGCGCCGTCGCCCTTGGCTTGGGCGGCATCGCGGAACCGGTAGCGCGTCCACTCGACGCGGCCCCATGCCCGCAGCCACTCGACGGGGATGCCGCCGATGTCCTGCTTGGCACGCTCGTCCGACGTGTTGATGGTGCCGCTGGCAGCGTAGACGGTTGACCACCGCACGGACCCGCTGCCCAGGCTGCTGGCGTTGTCGGCGCCGGCCTGTATGCCGCCGCTGTTCAGCAGCCGCAGCTGCTCGCCGGCCGCGCTCGTGAAGCTGAGGTAGGTCTGCGAGGCGGGGTTCTGCGCGTCCCACACCTGCACGCCCACTTGCTGCAGTCGCAGGCCGGCCAGCGTGCCTGCGTTGGTCACGGCGTCGATTGTTTTGACGGGCGTGTAGCTGGTGCCCGCACCGTTGCCAGCGATCACGCCATCCTGACCCTGCACCGGGCCCAGGCTGTAGATCATCGCGTGCGACTCGTTGGCAATGGGCAGTACCGTCCCGGTCGCCGGATTGAACCCGGCACCACCCTTGCCGAAGCCCAGCGGGAAGCGGACACCGTACCAATCGCCGACCGCGCCAGTGCCGGTGACGACGGGTGCATTGAGCTGCAGCGCCGTTCCGCGGCTCAGCGTGCCAGCGCTGACAGTGACTGTGTTGACGAAGCCGTAGTGATCCCCGAAGGTGCCGCCGCCCGCGATGGCGTACTCGGTGCCGACCTGGTACGACGCATGGTGCTCGCCGCTGCCTGCGCCCGCGACCTTGGTGCGGTCGTCATAGCTGTTGTGGCTGGTGCTGCCCGTGTAGATGGACGAGTCGGTGAAGCCGTGGGCGGCGCCAGCGGAGCCGTCGTCTTCCTGGCTCACGATGACCCTGGCATTGCTGCTGTTGTTGGTCGTGCCGTTGCCGATCCACAACGCGCCCTCGTAGCCGTCGGTCGGGTAGATGCGCGTCGTGCCGCCGCGCTTGTACGCGCCTTTCGGGCGATACACCAGCTTGCCGGTGGCGATGGCGGCGGCGAACGCCGCTGCGCTTTCGGCCGTCCCGGTGGGATCAGCCCCCTGGGCCACCACGCTGACGCGCTCGCGCAGCATGTCGTGCACCGTGGTGGCGGGCCCACCGCTCTGGTGGTAGCCGACGAGCTTCGCGCCCTTGGCGGGGTCTGCACCGTTGGCGACGTCGGAAGCGAGCAGGCCCTGATAAACGCGCCAGTGAGCGGCCTGGTCGCCGGCGAAAGAGGCGCCCGCAATGTGCGCGTCCAGCGAGATGTACCAAGTCCCGCCAGATGAGACGACGTCCTTCGCGCTGTAGGAGGCCCCCGTCGACCATGCCCCTCGCACATTCACGGCGCGGATGCTGTCCACCGCACCCGCCAGCGTGAGCCGGTCGACCCCGAAGCGGTCTGGGTAGGTGTTGGCGCCACTGTTGACCGCCAGATCCAGGCGCTCGGTGTTGAACAGCAGGTCCAGCGGCGAGGTGCTTGGCACCGGGTTGGTGGTCGGGGTGGTCATGTGTCCGCTTCGTAGATCCGCCTGTCGTAGTTGGCAAATGCTAGGGAGACAACCCCATCCGCCCCGGGCTTCACCTCGGTGCAGGTGTAGAGGCCCGAGGCCTCAAGTTCATCGGCCGTGAGACCCACGGCGAAGGCGTAGCGGCTGCCGAGCTGGCGATCGGCGGAGGCCACGAACAGGCCGGCCGGCACGCTGGCCAGACGCATGCGCTGCCCCGCCTCCGGGTAGCAGACCACGGGCGCGCCGAGGTGCTTGCCGTCGGCGCCAGTGAACAGCACACGACCGCTGGCCTGCCCCTTCCAGTCGATGGCCTCGCTCGTGGTGATCACGTCGCCAGCGATGGCCACGACCTCGCCCGCCTGCATGCCGTCGTCGCCGCCGAAGTCGTTGGGGTCGATCCAGCGCAGCAGCGCGCCGGGGTAGAGGATGCCGCCATCGGCCAGCGCGGTGTCGTTGACGCTGGTGCGCTGGTACAGCAGCCGGCGCGCTTCGAGTTGGGCCCGGTTCATCGCCTGGGCCTGCGTGGCGCACCCCGGCAGCTTCACCTTCTTGGGGTTGCTGCTGGTGCCGGCCACCGGTGTGCCGCTGGTGATGTCCAGCCGCACATAGGCCTTCTTCGCCTGAGTGGCCTCGTCGGTGTACTCAAGCTCGACGCCGTCGTTCGATGCCGGGAGGTGTGCGGCGTAGCTGATGGCCGACTCGCCTTGCCTGGCCAGGTTGCGGTAGTCGAGCTGGATCTCGGGCGTGGTCCTGGCCTGGTCCCGGGTGACCGTCCAGCGCTGGCCATCCCGCCAGACCAGGCAGCGCGCCGTGCCGGCCACCAGCTGCATGCGCTCGCCCAGGCTCATGTCGGCGTCGTCCAGGCTGCCGTCGAAGCGCAGCAGCGGCGAGTCTTCGCCAAACTCCTCGTTCACGTCGGCAAGCGCTTCCATGTCAAGGCCCGCGATGTCGTTGCCCGCGATGGTCCAGATGTGGGCCATGGCCCTGGCGAAGTTCCGCGAAGGGCCGAGTGCGACCCCGTCGAGCTGGCGCACGTGGCGCAGCCAGCGCAGGTTGAACTTGCGATCGCTGAACCCGGTGGCCTCGTTCGTAGCCTTGGTGGTCACGCGGATGACGGTGACGCCCGGCAGCACCTTGGTGGGGTAGTACCGCACCGCGTACAGCTCTTCCAGCTTTGCAACGTCGTTGCCTCCGTCGCCGATCTGCAGCGTGTCACGGGTGAACTGCACCTGGTAGCGACCCGGGCCGGCCGCCGGCACCACGTTGGTCGTGTAGAACCGTTGGTCATAGGTGCTGTCGCTGTAGCTGTTGGTCTGGCTCTGGCGTGTGCCCGGGATCTCGACGCCGGCGCCGTCAATCCGCCACCACTCAGCCACCACCTCGACGGTGCCGCGCAGGCCGCGCAAGAAGACGGTGTTCCATCGCAGCCGGTCGCAGTCCAGTGGCAGCGTGAACGGCCCCTGCGTCGTCAGGCCGCCGGCCAGCAGGTCGAAGGTGAACACCACGCCGGCCCCGGTGTCGTCAGCCGGCCAGGCCGAGCCGCTGAAGGTGAAGGTGCACGACGCGCCGCTGACGACAAAGCTCAAGACGGTGCACGACTCGTCGAAAGGCCCCGCCGTCGCGTCGAACTTCACCCCGACCGCGCCAGCCGGCGCCGCCGCTTTCAGGGTGGCCAGGGCCTGGCTCTCGGTGAGCGTCACCGTGAACGTTGTCCCCGCGGCGACGGCCGCGAACGACCCGGTGAACTTGACCTGCGGGTAGATCAGCTCCTGGCCGTTGACCTCGTCGCTCTCGAAGGCCTCGACAACATCCAGGATGGTGGTCGCGCCGAACTCAGGGTAGCCGTCAACCGGCACGGGCTCGAACACCTCGTAGCTGCTGCCCGCGATGTCGCCGATGGGCGTCTCGGAGTACTGCACCGCGCTGATCGTGCCCTTGCCGCGGCCGATGCACAGCCATTCCGTGACGTACTTGACCGAGTCGATGTACTCGACCACGCTCGGCTGGATCAGGTCAGGCCACACGCGGCGCAGGCCGTAGACGTCGGGGATCGCCTGATACACCCGGGCCACGTTTGACTGACCGGTGAGGGAGTTGTTCGGGCTGTCCTTGCCGGCGGCAGCCGCTCCCGGCATGCGCGGAATCAGCGAGTAGAGGACAGCCGTCGCACCGACGAACGCGATGATGGCCCAGGTGATCGGGTCGAACCCGGCCGGCCGCCTGATGACGGTTGCCTGACACCCGGGCTGCGGCGGCAGATCCATTCGCAGGTCTGTGATCGGGTCGACTCGCTCGCCGTCGATGATCAGCTCGCAGTCTCCGCCGCATGGCAGATGGCTGGCAATGTTGGCCTGCAGGCTGGCGCCGAGGTCCCAGGCGTGGCGCTGGCGGCCGGTGATTGCGGCCGGGTCGTTGATGATGGTCAGCATGTCGGCGAGTACCGGTAGAAGCGAAGGTCGCCGTAAACGCGGGCCACCAGCTGCAGGCGTGAGACGCGCGCGCTGCCCGGGTGCTCGGGCGAGCCCTCGGCGTGCAACAGGCGGCGCCCTGGGAGCACGATGCCGCAGTGCGTCGGCGCGCCGTTGCGCCAGGCCATGAAGCAGGCGGCGGCATCCTCGGCCGCGCACTCGCGCCAACCGGCCGCCCGCGCGAAGCCGGCGGCGATGTCGGTCTCCGGCACGGCGCCCAGGTCCAGGCCGTGCACCTCGCGGTGGTACAGCACCAGCAGCCCGAAGCAGTCGCAGGCATCCCAACCCGAGCGCCACCGCACCCAGGGGATACCCACGGCCCGGGCGGCAAACTCCTCGGCCGTCACAGGCGCTCCAGGCCAGTGAAGGTGCCGGGCTCGTAGATCACGCCGGCCGTCAGGCGCATCAGGTTGGACTCGGTCGCCGTCACCTGCACCGACTCACCATTGAAGGCAATGCCGCCTGCCTCTGCGGCGTAGAGGCGCACCACCTGCTGCGGCGCATCGGTGACGCCCAGGAACAGCGAGTAGGTGACGACGATGGGCGCGCGCGAGCCGGCCGCGGCGATCTTGGCCAGCTGCCGCTTGAACTCCCGCCCGACCACCTGGCGCGGGAATGCCACGGTCATGCGCTGCAGGCTGTCGCCCTTGGAGTCTGGCGGCCGGATCGACATCGGCGCCGGCGTGTGCACGTGGCCGGCCAGCGTCACCGGCGCGAACTGGTTGGCCACCAGGCGGAATGGGGCATCGAAGGTCGGATGCTCGAAGCTGATCGCGTGGTACTCGGCCAGCGGCGACTTCGTGGTCCAGAAGGTGCGGCGGTCCACGGTCAGGCCGCCGGCACTGCTGCGGTCACGGCCCGGTCCAGCAGGCTGGCCCAGGCGTCCCAGTCCGGCAGGCCGGTGATCAGGTCGGTGGCCTCGTCATAGCCGGCCGGCACCAGCTGCGCCCGGGCCATGATGGTGGCGGTGTAGCCCCAGGTTTCGCCGGCCTCGGCAGCCGGGAGCAAGCTGTCCGGCAGGAACCGGCACACGTGGTCGAGCACATCGAACTCGGTGCGGATCGGCATCGTGAACTCGGCCACGCCACGCCCGATGGTGTTGCGGAACCACAGCTGGAAGGCCACCGCCTCCGCGCGGGTGAAGCGGAAGGCCACATCCCAGAAGACCGGCGTGTCGGTGCCGGCCGCCTGCGCGTAGCCGTAGCCCCGGCGCGGCTCGGCCAGCCGGAAGGCCGCGGGCTGGCTGCGGCTCTTGGACGCCCGCAGGACGGTGCGCAGGTGGAGTGGATAGGCGGCAGGCATCACAAGCGATGCTAGGGAGTCGGCCGCCCGCCTGGGAAGCGGTCGGGCCGGCTACTGCCTCGGTGCGACGTTGCTGGCCCCGCGCAGCGCCGACCACACCGGGCCAGAGTTGTTGCTGATCTGGCTGGCGACCTCGCCCACCGCGATCATCACGGTGCGCGACTGGTCATCCACGCTGGCGCGGGTCCCGGCCGGCGCGTTCTGGATGATGATGTTCCAGGCCTGCCCGCCACCGCCTCCGCCCACCTGGTCGGCTGGCGTCACGCTGCCCGACTTGGTCGGCAGCATGTACTGGCTGCCGTTGCTGCCTGTGAACATCTCGGGCCGCCCGGTCTCGTTGACCTTGTAGAGGCTGCCGGCCGACACCGGGCCGCCGTACTGGCGACCGCCGCCGTAGCTGACACCCGAGATGGTGCTGATGATCGAGGCGGTCGCGGCCACGACCGACGCAATGGCCGGGATGTTGGCCGGGAACGGCAGTGCTGCGGCGCCGGCAATGCCCTGCTGGATCTTGATCGCGGCGTCAGCCAGCGCGAAAGCCTTGCTGGCGGCGAACATGGCCTTGTAGACGCCGTTCTGCTTGCCGCCGAAGGCCTTGGCGATGTCGGCCATGTTGCCGAACAGGCTGCCGTAGGCCGTGAGCTGGGCCGACTGCGCTGCCGCCCGATCAGCCATCTCCTTCTCGCGGATCTGGCGGATGCGGTCCTGCGTCTGATGCTCCAGCGCCACGGCCGCCTCGGCATAGAGCTGCTCGTTCGCCTGGTCCTCGGCGGCGTAGATGGCCAGCAGCTCCTTCTTGCGCTCCAGCTCGATCTGCAGTTGGGCGATTGGGTCGTTTGCCAGCTTCATGTCGAGCGCGGCCTGCTGGCTTCGCTTGCGCTGCTCGGCCAGCTTCAGGGCGTTGGCTTCTTCGGCCGCGCCGTACTCGATCTGCCGTGCGATGGCCGCATCGGAGTCCTTCTTGGCGATGGCTGCGCGGTCCTGGGCGGCGTTCTGCTCGATCAGCGTGATTGCCTGCTGGTGCTGCTCGTGGCTGATCTTCTTCTGGGCCAGCAGCTGGTCGTTCTTGCGCAGCGCCTCGCGCTCGATCACGTCGACCTTCTGGTACTCGGTGGCCACTTCTTTGGCCAGGCCGGCGATGTAGGCGGCGGCGTCGAACGGCGCGCCCTTCTTCTTGTCGTCGCCGCCGGTCGCCTTGAGCTTGCTGGGTGGGCCGCCCGGGATGATGCTGCCGCGACCGCCGCCGGCGCCCTGCTCCCATGCCTCGCGCATCTGCTGGCCGGCCAGCTTGGCGCGGCCCAAGGTCTTTGCATCGGCCGCATCCAGTTCGCGCCGGCGCTGCTCGGCGTCTGCCTTCATCGCCCGGCCGATGGCCGCGGCGCCCGAGAAGTCCCCGCGCGCCACGGCCACAGCCTGGGCCGCCAGGCCGCCGATCTCGGTGCCGATGCCCTTGAAGACGAACGACACGTTGCGACCCAGCACGCTCAACGTCTGCCAGGTCAGATCGGCCGCGTCGATCAGGTAGGAAAGGCCGGTGCGCGCCGTGTCGGCCCAGGAGCGCACCGCCTCGTTGCGGCCGAGCTTGCCGGCTTCGTCGTTGGCGGCGCCGAACTGCTTGCCCAGCTCGTCCAGCACTTCGCCCAGGCCTTTGCCGACACCGGCGAGCGCGGCGCTGGTGCCGGTCAGCTCGTCGAGCTTCATGGCGGCCAGGCTGGCGGAGTCCGCAGCGACCACCATCGCGGCCTCGATCGTCTGCGGGAACTTCTTGAAGTCCGCGTCGATGGTCTCGGCCGCCTTGGTCAGCGCGTTGACCACCACGTCAGCGGTGAGCTTGCCCTCCTCGCCCAGCTTCTTGAGCGACCCCACCGGCACGCCGATGCCGGCGGCCAGCTGGCGCATGAGGTAGGGCGCGTTCTCCAGCAGCGAGCGCAGCTCGTCACCAGCCAGCTTGCCGGAGCCCAGGGCCTGGCCGAACTGCAGCATCGCGGCCTTGCCCTCGACCGCGCTGGCGCCTGACACCTTGATCGCCTTGGCGAGCAGCTCGATCAGCTGCAGCGTGTCGCGCTGCGTGCCGCCCATCTGCAGCAGCGACTGATTCAGCCGCGTGAACACCTCGATGTTGCTGGCCAGGCTGCTCTGCGTGCGCCGGCTGATGTCGACCAGGTCGGCAAAGGCCGATGCGCCGCTCTCCATGCTGCCGGCGGCCACGTCGACCCGGGCGGACAACAGGCGGAACTCGTCGGCCCGCTCGGCGACCTTCATGGCCAGCAGTGCCGCGCCCAGCGCCGCGGCGGCAGCGGCGGTGGCCGTCAGCTTGGCCTGCATCCCGTCGAGCATGCCGTTCGTGTCGGCGAGGTTGCGGCCGACCTTCCGATTGGCGTCGATCAGCTTGCGCGTGTCGAGGTCGACCTCGTAGTGGATGCCGCCGACGCTCTCAGACACCGCGCTTCCCCTCGATCTTGGCCATGGCAGCCTCGTACTGATCGCGACTGGGCACGTTGCGCGCCTTCGGGCCGGCCGCGGCGCTGTCCGGGAACTTCATGGCCAGCATGGTCTGGAACTCGGTCATCGACAGGGCCTCTGCGTCCGCGCTGGACAGGCCCAGGTGCACCCGGGCTGCCGCGATGTACTCAGCCGCGTCGAAGCGGTCGGAGAACTGGCCGCCGCCGGCCTCTGCCTCCCCCGGCCGGGCCTTGCCGCAGATGCCGTGGCGCATCAGGTGCTGCGCCAGGATGATCTGCTCACCGGCCGGCATGCTGCCGTGGTGCCAGCCTTCCTCATCGCGCCAGCCGATCAGCGGTGTCGCGTCTTCCTGATCGCAGAGACAAGCCAGCACATAGGCCGCATCCTGCGCGGCGTTCGGCCCGTGCAGGGCGGCGAACAGGGCAACGATTTCATGCGGCGAGCCCAGGCCGGCGACGCGAGCAAAGGACGGAGTGAAGGTCCATTCGCTGCCATCGCCGACCGCTGCCCTGGTGAAGCCGCATTCGACCAGCACGGCGGCTTAGAGGTCGAACAGCTGCGCGGTCAAGTTGGCCGCGCCGGTGATGTGCACGACGCCCTGGCAGTAGTGCTTGACCGTCGACAGCACCACCGCCACGCTGGCGCCGGCGGCGACCGGGATGGCCAGGCCGCCGGCCACCGACACGGCGCCGATGCCCGGCACGGCCACGGTGGTGCCGCCGTCGCCGTCGATCGTCGCGGTCAGGCTGCCGCCGGTGGTGTTGCGGAAGACCAGCAGCTGCTTCTTGCTGCCGTTGAAGGTGATCGTGTCGTCGGCCGACAGCGTGGTGATCGCGGCGGCGAAAGCGCCCGCTTGGGCGGCGTTGATGGAGGCAATGGCGGCCATGGTTCAGGCTCCTGGTGTTGGTGGTGGCTGCTGTGGATCAGGCCGGCGTGAAGGTGACGCTGCCGTTGCTCATGGCGGAGAGGCTCCAGGTCGCGGCGTCTGCGTGCGGCCGCTCGTCGGACCACTCGTTGACGATGAACGGCCCCTGGTACTGATCGCCGTCCGGGTCGATCATCTGCAGCCAAACCTTCGGCTGGTTGCCGGTGGCCGAGCCCGGGCTGATGACGTGGGCCTTCAGCTCCTTCTGGTTCGCCACCGCCTCGCCGTAGCTCACGCCGTCGCCAGAGAACTCCACGGCCTTGAACGTCACCAGGTTGGTCTTGGTGAACGCGGGGGACATGTCGGCCGTGGTGTCGACCGTGTCCCAGCTGGTCTTCATGGTCTTGCCGCGCATCATCCCCAAGCGCTTGAAGGTCAGGCCGGCAGGGTTGTCGCTCTCCAGGCCGATGGCGAAGTTGACGACAACGTCGCGGCCTACGAACTGTTCAGACATGGTGGTGGTTCCTCACGAAGTGATTGCCGAGACGGCGAGTTCAAACACTGGCCGGCCATCGCTGGTGGCCACAAACACCGGCTCGGCCGGCTCCAGAAACACGAGGGCCCCGCTGCTCACGCGCATGGCCTCGACGATGCCGTCAGCGGCATCGCCTGGCACCGCAGCTTCGTCCCCGTCGGCACCGATCAGCGACAGGGTGAACTGCGGCCGGCGCACCAGCTCGGCAGGGAGCCCGCCGGCCGGCCGAATCACGGCGTACCGGCTCGCCTTGTTGCCATCGACCCAGCGGCCGAACTGCAGGCGCCAGCCCGGCAGCAGGGGAGCGATGAAGTCGCGCAGTGCGTCGGCGGCGGTCATCGCGTTCTCAGCCCGGCCTTGACGATGGCACGGATCTGCGGCTCGGCCTGCTCGAACCCCAGCTTCAGGAACTCTTTGCGGGCGCTCGCGCGCCGGAAGTTCTGCTTGTTGTTGGGGTCGTGCACGGCCAGGGCGTAGTCGGCGGTGTAGCCGACGCGGCCGACGATCTTGGTGCGCTGCTTCTCGACGACGCGGTACTGGCTGTTGATCAGCACGCTGGTGTCGATGGGCGTCATGGCTGCAGCCTCGCTGGCGCCCAGGATCAATGCCTGGGTCATGCTCTTGGCGGCCAGGGCCTGGCGCTCCGCGATGAACTGCGGCAGCCGGTTGATGATGCGGTTGGTGCGCGCCATGGCTTCAGGTCATCACGGTGTAGTCGTCGGCCTTCCGGTCGAAGGTGTCGGCTGACCGCTTCACGGCTCTCACCTCCACCGCGCCAGCCGCCACCGGGTCGACCGCCGCGCTGACGCCGATCAGCACGCGGTCGCCCTGCTTGATGTCGGCGCGCTCGGTCCAGATGGTCTGCTGCGACACGAACTCGACACCCTTGTCGTCGGTCATCCGCTTGGCCTCCGCGGCGTAGTCGCACCCGAAGGTCTCTGGCGCGCCGAACGACAGCGCACCGGTCCAGTCGTCGCGGCCCAGGAAGGGCCAGACGGTGGCAGTGGCGGTGTAGCTCCAGGACGCGGCGGCGGACATGCAGCGCATGCTAGGGAGGCGTCCTGCGCGCTTCAGGCCGTCTCTGCTGGCGCAAGCTCCTCGGCCACCGTCACGCGCTTCCACTTGTGAGCAGACAACCCGCGGTCGTTCAGGTACATCTCGGTCATCTCGATGTCGCTGTGCCCCAGGAGGGTCTGCACCACCTTCGGGTCCAGGCCCTGGGCCACGTAGGTGCGCGCCGACAGCGACCGTGTCTCGTGCAGGCTGGGCCGGCGGTGCATGCCCGGATCCTTGTCGCCCAGCACCGCCTTGATGTGCTCACAGAAGCGCGCCGACAGGCTGCTCATCTCAATGGCCTGGCCGTTGGCCTTGCGCAGCAGCGTGGGCCCGGGCTTGGCCGACTGGCGACAGTGCTCGATCACGTCGCCAACCGTCATGCCGATGCAGTCCATGCGCAGGGCCAGCGGGATCTCGACGCGGGCCCCGATGGGCTTGCCCGCCTTCTTCTGCTGCTCGACCCGGAGGTGTCCGTCCACCACGTCAGCAAACGCCACCTTGGCCAGATCAGCCCGGCGCTGGCCGATCACCAGGGCCAGCAGCAACATCGGCTCCACCCAACGTTGGCGCAGCGTGGCGGCCAAGGCGCGCATCCTCTGCCACACGTCGAACATCAGGCGCTCGCGCAGCACCTTGTGGCGCGGGGCCTTGATGTGATCCGCCGGGCTCGTCTCGATCCAGCCGGCGACGATGGCCTCGCGGTACGCATCACGAAGTTCGCCCAGCACGCGGCCGGCACTGGAGGTGGAGAGCGTGCGCAGCTTGGCGGCAATCTCCTGGGCCTTCAGGTCGGCCAGCGGGCGCGTGCCCCACAGGCGCCGGATGTGCGCCATGTTGCTGCGGCGATTCTTGAGCGTCTGCGCGTGGTAGCCGCGGGCCAGCAGCAATCCCGCATGCACGTCCAGCCAGTCGCCCAGCGTGCGCCCGGCCGTGCCCGGCTGCGGCGCAGCGGGTGCCGCACCTGTCGGCATGGCGCGCAACGCCTGGGCCATCAGCGTGAGCATGTCGGCCAGGTCGGCGGGGTTGATGGGCATAGGCACCGGCAGGGGCTGGGATTACGGCGTGTCGGTCGGCCGCACGATCAGACACGCCGTGTTGTCAGCGCGCACGACGCCGGTAGACGACACCGCGATCTGCGCGCCGGCTTTGGTGCGCGGGTCGTACAGGACCACCGGCCCAGCCACGCCCGCCGCGTTGGCTGCTGCTCCACTGGGCGTTGCCACGTCAATGGTCGCGGCGCTGGCCGATGGGTGAATGCCCCGCATCCAGGCGACCACGTTGCGGCACGCGCTGTCGAACTGCCAGCCGATGTAGTTGTTTGCGCCCGACAGGGTGAAGTCGCTGTAGACGGCCAGCAGCGTGACATTGCCGCAGTTCTGGAACCGCGTGCTCACGTCTCCGCTAAGGGTCGCGCCCTCATCAGCCATGCCGTTGGTGCGGTTCCGGTGCGAGTAGTGGCCGATGGTCAGATCACGGAAGGCATTCCACTGGTCGATGGCGCCCGTTCCATCGATGGTGAGCGACCCGAAGCTGATGTCGCGGTAGCGGTACTCCGACGCCGACAAAACAGAGCCAATCGCATTCCGCCCGGCCCATTCCAGCGACACCGTCCCGAACTTGATGTTTCTGATGTGCTTGGCGCTGGCCGCCTGGTCGAAATACAGGCCGGTGCCACGACAGGTCCAGATGTAGACCGGCAAGGCGCTGGCGACGGTGGTGTAAGGGTTTGCGGCCCCACCATCCCGGAACACCCACACCAGATCCGTGCCGCCAGGGCCAGTACCTGCTGACACCCGCATGATCTGCAGGCCGCCGCCCGCCGAGCCAGTGGTTCCGCCCGACATGAACAGGCGGTGGCCGGCGCGAATGCCGGCCGCAGCGATGGACCCGGCCGGCAGTTGAACCCGGCGCAGTGCATAGGTAGCCTGCACCCCGGTGGACGGCATCAGGTAGTGCGTGATGTCGGCCGCGTCCAAAGTAGCGCAGCCGGCAAACTTGGTGTACTTCCCACGGGCCTGCAGCTGGCCGATCGTCATGCCACGCGCCTCGGCGTAGAGGCCCAGGCCGATGGCGGCGTGCTCGCTGTAGATGGTGCCGATGACGTTGTTGTTGCTGGCCGGAAGGCTGTCGTTGGTGCCACTCAGCATAGCAGCCGCCCCGTAGGATTCACGGGCTCGGATGGTGCCCACCGTGATTCCGGCCACGTTGGAGAGCGTCAGAAACACGCCTGAGTTGTTCTCCTCGCTGCCCTGGTTCTGGAATGCCATCACCCCCGTTGTATCGGACTCGATCAGCTCGATGTGACCCCGGCTCACTTCCTCGCTGACCATGCCGCCCACGTTCTCGCCGTGGTAGTGAAGCGCACGGTAGCCGTTGTTCTCGCCGCGCCAGCGGCCGATGCGGTGGTTGAAAAGCTTGCCCACGGCGATCAGGCCGTGATACCGCGTGTTGCGGCCACAGATGCCGTCGATGGTCCAGTCGCTGCAGTTGACAATGCGCAGGCCGTTGCCCATGTTGTCCTGCGCCAGCAAGTGGTACGGGTAGAGGCCAGCGCGGTTGCCGTCCAGGTAGCCCCAGCCACCCGCGCCGCCCGTGGTCACAGACCAGTCAGTCACGGTGTCGGCAGTGATGACATTGCCGCGGAAGTAGAAGCGCAGCGTCTGCGCGCCGCTGCCGGTCAACGCGGCGGAGAACGTGACGCTGCCAGCCCCCACCGCAGTGACGCGCAGATCGGCTGGCGTGATGCCCAGGCCGTTGCCTGCGGAGAGATCGGCCGCAGCATCCAACACATGCATGCCGACCCGAACACGGGACAGGTCGGCAGCGGTGGTCACGGTGGTGGTGCCGGCAGCGGTCACGGCCAGCGTGAACGGGTCGTGGGGGCGCAGCACGGCACCGGGCGTCATCGTGATGTGCAGCCCGGTCACCATCTGCAGATCACGCTGCAGGATGTACTCCCGCTTCGGAACGTGAAGCCGGCCGCTACCCAGCATTGCCAGCATGATCGCCGCATCGATGTTGGCACTGTCGGTGGCTCCGGTCAGGTCGCCGGACGGCTCGGGCAGCAGAATCCCAGCCTCTGACACCAGGGCGTCGAATGCGGCCTTCTCGGTCCGATTGAGCTCGAAGGTTGCGTTGTCGGCCACGTAGTCGGTGCGGCCGCTCACGTTGGTCACCAGCAGCACCGCCGACACCCCATAGGGGCCGAAGGTCTGGCTGTTGGCAGTCAGGGTCGTCGTGCTTGACGGCGCCCCGCTCAGGCCCTGCACGGTGCACTGGCCGGTGGTGGTGACGATCAGGCTTTCGCCTGCGGCAAGCGCGACCTTCGCGCGTTCGGTGGAATCGAGGCTGGCCATGTGTCGGGCGCTCCTTTGAGGTTGCGCCTGATGCTAGGAAGACGCGATCTGCAGCGACCGCGCCAGCAGCTTCAAACGACCATGAGCAGCGTGCCGGCGGCCGGATCGGGCCCGATCAGCGCAGTGGTGATACCCACGGTGTCCTGGGACGCCAGGCTGCGGCGCAGCGCGGTCAGCGCCTTGTCGCCGTTCTTGAAGCTGCGCGAGGCGCCAGATGGGGCGCCCTGCGATTGCAGGCGCCTGGGGTCGCCAGCGGCGGCCAGGATGGCGACGGCCATGCTCTGCACCAGCGTGCGCTTCGTGGCGCTGTAGCCAGCGGCAGTCATGGCGCCCTCCAGGGCCGCCACCTCGTCGACGGCGGCCTGGACGATGAATGTGGGCAGCGTGACGCCGAGCGAGGCGTCGAGGTACTCGGCGGCCTGCTCGGCGGTGATCACGCTGCTGCGCCCTTCTTCGCGGGCTTGGAGGCGGTGGCCGCAGCCAGGTCAGCCACAGCCTTGTCGCGCTCGGCGATGGCGGCGTCGCGCTGCTGAGCTGCCTGGAGCAGATCAGCCCCGGCGCCGAATGCTGTCGCCCTGGCCTGCTCGGCGTCGGCCTGCGCGGCGGCCAGCTGCTGGCCCATGCTGCCGACCTCGGCGCGCGCCTGGTCGCGCTCGGCGGCGACGCCTTGCAGATCGGCATTGAGGCTCGCGATCTCGTCGCGCGCCGTGCCCAGGGCCTGCTCTGCATCCAGAAGCTGCTGGCCCAGCTCGGCAATGCGGCTGGCGTGCTCCTGCAGCTGCTCGGCTACCGCGGCAGGGTTCACGACGAACGTGCGCTCCTGCGGGTCGCTGCGGTCGATCTGCGGGGGCACCCAGGTGAACTCGGCCTCGCGCTCGTCGTCCGGCGCCAGCGGCGTGCACTTGCCGGCCGCCCAGCCAGGCACAGCGGCAGTGGCCAGCGCCACAACCGATCCGATGATGGCGCCGGCCGGCCACGGCGCCTTCAGGTGGGTGACTGCGACCTTGATCATGGTCGATCAGGAAGCAGTCAGGTGCGCGAACGGGGCGCGACCGTCGAAGTCGGTGCGCAGCTGCGGCGCGGCCATCATCAGCACCTGGAAGACGTAGTCGTCCTGGGCGTTGTGGCGCGCCTTCGGCACGGTCGCCATCGGCATGGCCGACAGGATCGAGCCCCAGTCGCCGTTCTCCAGCCCGGCCACGCCAAGCACGTTGTCGGCAGGGACACGACCGGCCGGAATGATCTCAGCGATCTGCTCGATCTCGCGCATGCGCTGCAGGATCGTCTTCGGGTAGCCGGCGGTGAACTCGTTGATGCTGGCGTAGACCCAGTCGGCGTAGTTCAGGAACACCGTCACCCGGCCGAAGGCGTTGTCGCCCACCAGCGCGTTGATCAGTGCCTGGAAGGTGGCCAGCCAGTTGGCGCCGGTGGCCGCGCTCAGGTCGAAGCCGTGCGTGCCGGTGTTGCGCTGCGGATGGGTGCGCAGGCCGTAGATGGTCGAGCCACCCACCACCACGCTGGTGTCGCCGTTGAGCACCAGGTCCTCGGCCTTCTCGGCCACCTTGCGCTGGTGGTTGGCCAGCGTCTCGGCGTCGATCATGCCGCCGCCCTTGCGGATGACCTCCATCTGGCGCCAGCCGAAGCGCGCCTCGGAGGTCACCGCCGGCACCGGGGTGCCGACGTACTTGACCACCGCCTGGTCGGCCTTGCCGGTGTGGCGGCCGTCCATCGACACCGAAACGTCGCCGCTATCGCTGATCTGCGGGAAGTAGCTCACCAGGTCGGCGACCGACAGCGGCGTGGTGTTGGCCTGGGCCAGGCGGTTGAAGACGGCCAGCACGTCGCGCTGGATCTGCGCGGCGCGGCCGTCCAGCCGGCGCCAGGCATCGATGGGGACCTGGGCGGCGTTGCCGACCAGGGCCAGGTCGCCGACGGGCAGCGTGGCGGCCAGCGCGGTGGCGGTCAGGTTGAAGTGCTGGCGGGCGGTGTTGACCGCCAGTTCTTGGTGGGGGGTGAAGCGCAGCATGGTGCGTGTTCCTTTCTTGGCTCGGCCGCTTACGGCTTGGCGTAGCAGTTGGCGATCTCGACCTCGATCAGGTCGCCGGCACTCTTGGCGCCGGCCTCGCGGGCAAAGGCGACAACCTGGTTGGTCGACGCCGCAGCGGCGGCACGGCCGGCGGCGGCGACGGTCAGCTCCTGGCCGAAGGTGTAGGTGGCCGCAGCCACGGCCACAAGGAAGCGCTGGCCGGGCTCCAGGATGTAGGCGACGCCCGTGTCACCCGACGCATAGGCCGTCTTCAGCGGATCGTTGGCATCGAGCTGGCCGGTGCCGTAGAAGTCGCGGGTCGCCAGCAGCCGCAGCTGGCCAGCGGGCGCCGTCGCCTGGGTGAGGGTGGATGCGCCCTCGATCACAAACGTGCACGGCAGCAGTGCTGCGGCCAGCGTCTTGGCCTCGGTGGTTTGGGCCTGGCGGTCGCCGGGGCCACGATGGACGGTGTAGGGCATGGTGCTTCCTTCTCGGTCTGGGTGCGGCGCCGATCAGGCGGCCTTCTTGTCGTCGATGAACGAGTTGAGCGAGTAGCTCTTGAACTCGCCCGCGTCGTCACCGCCCGCGGCGCCGGTGGCGCCCGGCACCACCGCAGCGGCGCCGGTGTTGGCGGCCAGCAGCTCCTTGCAGCGCTTCAAGCCCATGGCCTTGAAGTCGTCGGCGGTCAGGCCCGCCTTGCTGTTGGTGGCCAGCTTGGTGGCGGCGGCGTCCAGCTCGGCGCGCTCGGCGTTCTGGGCGTTGGCCTCGAACTCGGCGAGCTTGCTGTTCGCGGCGACCAGCTTGGTCTCGGCGGGCTGCGCCGCCAGCTTGTTGTAGGCGGCCAGGAGCGCGGCGTCGTCCAGGCCTTCGGTGGTGATGCCGGCAGCATTCAGCGCGGCGAGGATGAGCGGTTTCACGGGGTCGTGCTCCAGGCGTTGGTGGTTGTTGACGTCTTCGTAGCTGACCTTGCGGGTCACCTCGACAGCGGTCCCGGACCATGCTACGGAGCCATCCGAGCCGACCGTGTAGTCCTGGCGGAACAGCTTCCCGTTGCCGTCGGTCCACACGGCGTAGCGGTCGAAGACCTCCCGCAGCCACGCGCCGCCGGTCAGGCCCTTGTAGAGCTGCTCGGTGATCGCGTCGAAGCTCAGGTCGTCGTCGCTGTTGCCCAGTAGGCGGCGCAGATGCTGGCGGGCCCTGGCCAGCAGGCCCTCGGCGCGGCGGTCTTCCGGGGTCGTGCTGGCGTTGACCGCCTCGATCTCAGCCTCGGAGCCGTCGGCGTTCACGAACATGCCCACGCCGTCGGCTGGCGTGCCGGCTCCAGGCTCATGCAGCAAGAACGCGAGGTGGTCGTACTGCAGGTTGGTGGCGATGCGGCTGTACTTCTTCCCGCGGCTCTCGCCGTTGGCGGTGATCGCCTGCACCAGCACGCCGGTGCTGACATGGATGGGCTCGGTGTTGTTGCCAGTGATCGCGGCGTCCAGGCGCTCGACCAGCTTGGCGCCGTCCGGGTGCGCCTTGGCCTGGGCCTCGTTGACCACCACGTCGACCAGCGTGCGGCCGGCGTCGTGGCGGGCGTTGCGGCAGACGGCGCCGGCGTAGCTGGTCAGCAGGGCCTCGCCGTTCAGGGCGCTGATGTACCGGCCCTGGTTGTCCTTCGGGTGGCCAGCCGGAGCGGGGCGGCCTTCCAGCGATGCGGCGCCGGCGGCCAGCTGCTCGCCGGGGTACAGCATGCCGTTCATGACGATCTCGTCGACCGCGCCGCAGACATCGCGGACGGTGTACGTGCCGCCGGCCTTGCTGACGTTGGCCGCATTGACGACGGATCGGATGTGGACGCGATGGCGCTGGGTTGCCATTGGCTGGCCTTCTGTGGTGGTGGTGCGCAGGATGCTAGGAAGCGCCCGCGCCAGCACCTGGCCGCGTCACTTCTTCTGGGTCGCCTTCTTCCAGGTCTCCAGCTCCGCGCGCATCGAATCCTTCGCGCCCTGCGTCAGGATCGGCGCGCCCTTGTCGTCCAGCAGGCACTCGGTCGTGGCGCAGCGGCATCGGTAGCGGTTGCCGTTGACCGCGTAGAAGGCCCGCACCTCGGACGTGCTGTAGGCCTTGCCGTTGCGGCTGGCGTGCCATGGGCGCGTCGTCGGGATCAGGGCCGATGTCCACAGCAGCCCGATGTTCAGGCCCATGGTCTCGACGGCGTGGTCCGCCTCGGCCATCCGCGCCTGACGGAGCGTGTCGGTGATGTCGGTCTGGGCGTACTCCAGCGCCTTGGACCGGCTCACGTCCAGGCGGTCCATGATCTCGCGGCGCACCTCGCGGGGCGCCTTGCCGTCGACCACCGCCCTGCCGATGATCTGCGACAGCTCGCTGCGCATGCCGGCGGTGATGCCGGTCCAGTGCTCGTAGCTCTTGATCTGGGCCATGGCCACGCGGTTGCGATACGGCTGGCTGAACACCACGGTTTGCAGGCTGCGCGCTGCGGCATAGGCCGGCGACAGCTGCGTCAGATTGGCGACCGACTGCGCCGCGCCCAGCTGCATCGCCTCCGCCGGGTAGGGCTCCCACCACAGCACGTGCTTCACGTCGCGCTCGGCGCCGATCCATCGGTCAAGCGCATCTTGCAGGGCCCGCGAGGTCGCCGCGGCTTCGTCGGGTGTCAGGCTGTAGATCGTGCGCTCGGCCGGCCGAGCCGCGTCGTTCTGGCCGTAGATCGGGATGCGCTCGAAGATGGCCAGCACGTCGACCTGCAGGCCCGCCCAGCGCTTGCGGATCGCGGCACCAGCGCGGCGCAGGATGCCGGCGGCGCCGGTGCGGTCCTGGCGGTTGCCGGGGATGATCGGGTTGCGCACCCGCTGCGGCGTCATGCTGCAGGCGGGGGCGGTGCGCTCGGGTCAGGCGGCGCAATCGCGCCGGTCGGCGGGTCTGCTGGGTCACCTTCTTCCGGCATGCCGTCGTCGGCGCGTTCCTCGAAGCCCATGACGCCGCGCAGCTCGTTGGCGTCGAACAGTGGCTCGGTCAGGCCGGCGGAGAAGGCCTGCTGCATGGCGGCGGTCAGCTTGCCCAGGATGGTCGCCTTGGCATCGTCGCCCGGCGCGTCCAGCGGCGGCCACTCGATCTCGAAGTCGCCAGCCTCGAACCAGCCACCAGCCTGGCCGCGCCGGACGAACTCCTCCAGCATGGGCGTCAGCTCGTTCTGCTGTCGGCTGGCGCACCGGGCAACCCAGTCTTCTTGATCCTGGTCGCTGGCCAGGCGACCGGTCTGCTGTCCGAAGAGGATGGTCGCCGGGATCTGCACGCTGGCCGCGAAGTCGTTGGCGGCCACCGCCCAGGCATGCTCGGGGCTGACCATCGTGGTCTGCAGCGGCTTGGCCTCTGCCCCCTGGGTCACCAGCACCGTGTCGATGCTGCGGTTCATGGCGTCGACCTGCTCGCCGAGCACCTGCCGGACCGACTTGCCGCTGGGTGAGCCATCCGGGTTGCTGGTGATCACCTGCGGGCTGGCATCCGCCGAGAAGTTGATGTTCAGGTTGCGGCTGGCATTCTTCAGGAAGCCCTCGCCGCTGCCGCCGCGCACCTTCTCCAGGTCGACCAGCGCGTTGAAGCCGGCGCGCAGCAGCGGCACGCCGTCGAGGAAGTCGCCGCCTGCCGCCCCCTCGGCCAGGATCTGCACCCGGCTGGGGTGCACATCGGCCCACTCGTCTGGCTTGCCCTGCTGGTCACCCTGGTTGCTCAGCGCGCGGCGGCGGTACTGCCACATGGCGGGCTTGCCGAAGCTCTCGGCGTCCGACTCGTCGGTATGCCAGCGCATCACCCGCAGCTGATCCTCGAAGAGCGGGATGATGTCCACCAGCTGGGCCGCTCTGCCCATCGGCTCGCTCAGCCGCTTGCCATCGGCGACCCGGTAGATCAGGCCGGCGTACCTGCCCACCATGTTGCGGCGGTCGAAGTCGCGCAGCTTCTGCCAGGCCATGATGCGCTTGAGCGCGGCCGTGATCTTCTTCTCCCAGGGCGTGTCTTTGTCGGCGCCGGGCCGCTTGATGCGTGGTGCGCGCTCCCAGCACTTGTCCAGCAGGCGGTGCACCGCACCGAAGCCGGCGCCGCCGCGGGAATAGGCGCGATAGAAGTGCTCGAAGCCGAGCGTCTCGGTGTAGCCGTACTGCTGCCAGGCGGTGGGCCGCTTCGCATCCAGCCCCATGCCGGCCAGCAGGCCCATCCGCGCGGCAAGGATGGTCGAGAGGTCGTCTGCGTTGATGGCGAGTTGCATCCGGGCGATGCTACGGACCGGGCGTCAGGTGAAGACGCCACCACCCTTGCCCAGCAGCGCGTCGAAGGCGCGTGATGACCCGTCGACCTGGTCGTCATAGGCGCCGTTCGGGAACATCTGCAGCTCCTCGGTGTAGGCCGTGTTCCAGGACGCGCGCAGCATCAGCACGTTGCCGGCGTTGACCTGAGAGGCAAAGCCTCGGGCGCGCACCACCTTGTCGCCGCTCTCGGTGCTGTGCACGACGTGGTGGCCGGCCAGCATGGTCACCAGCGCCTTGACCTGGCTCTTTCCGGCCTGGCCCGGGTCCTGCGGAAGCGACTGCTTCACGCGCCCCATGCCGTCGGCCGCCGCGGTGTTCTTGATCAGCGCATCCCGCTTGGCTGTGCCGTACTGCTCGCGCACCACGTCGACCACGATGAACCTGCCGTCGGCCAGCTTGCCGATCTTCGGGCCGGCGGTGTAGTCCCCCGCCCCCTCGGTGGCGGCCAGGTCCCAGCCTCGGGCCCACTGCACCACGCCGGCCGGGATGGCGTCGACGATCTCGATCTTGTCGACCTCGAACTCTCCGCCCTTCTTCGGGCTCGGCCGCTGCTGCAGCTGGCCGGCCGTGGCGTAGGCCCCCATGGTGCGCTTATCGCGCTCGACCACGGCGCGTGGGAAGCGGGCCGGGAACAGCAGCTCACCCTCCTCGCGCCGCGGGTCGACGAAGCCGATGCTGGTGGCCTTGCGCGGCCCCTCGTATTCCATCGGCAGGCACAGATGGTCATAGCCCAGCTGCTCGGCCAGGATCAGCCCGCTCACGTCCTTCTCGTGCAGCCGCTGCATCACGATGATGATGGCGCTGCGCTCGGGCTCGTTCAGGCGTGTCGGCAACGTCTCGCGAAAGACCCGGTTGGCCTCGGCCAGTGCCGCCTCGCTGTGCGCACCTTCGACGCTGTGCGGGTCGTCCCACAGCACCCGGTCGCCACGGCGACCTGTCATCGACCCGACCGGGCACGCCTGGCGCCACCCGGTCCTGTCGTTCTCGAAGTACTTCTTCGCGTTCTGGTCGCCGGCCATCTTGGTGGGCCACAGGCGCTGATACCAGTCGCTCTGCACCAGGCGGCGCATCTTCACGCTGTCGCGGATGGCCAGCCCCTCCTCGTGGCTGGCGCCGATGAAGCGCATCGACGGCATACCCTTCGGTCCCCACTCCCACGCCGGCCAGAACACCGCGCACGACATCGACTTCATGGTGCCGGGCGGGATGTTGATCAGCAACCGCGTGATCCGCCCGGAGGTGATCGCCTCAAGGTGCTCGGCAATGGCGTCCATGTGCCAGCCGTGCACGTAGGGCTGACCAGGCTCCAGCACCGACCAGGCGCGGCGCGTGAATGTGACCAGGCTGCGCCGGCAGGCCTCCCGCTCGATGCCCAGCCAGTCAGCGTCCGTCAGGTGCAAGGCGTGCATCCAGCAGGTCCTGCAGGGTCTGGGTCGACAGCTTGCTCGGGTCGATGGTGGCGGTAGACGACACCTCGATGGGCTTGCCGTCCTTGCCGGTTGTCTCGATGCGCACCGGGGCCTCGATGCCCAGTAACTTCGCGCGGCGCTCGCCGATCTTGAGCACGCGATCGACTGCGGCCACCTCGCCGCGCTTGGCCTTGACCCACAGCTTTTCAAGCATGCCGTCCAGTCGTGCGACCTCGGCCGCTCGCAGCTCATCAGTGCCGGCCGTGATGGCTTGGCGCGTCTGATCCATCGCGTCGCTGACCAGCTGGTGCGCGCGTGCTGTACTGATGCCCATCTTCTCGCCGATGCGCTGGTAGGACAGTCCAGCGCATCGCAGATCCAAGGCTTGTTCTCGCGCCTTGGCGCCCTGCGCTCGACGGGAACTGTTCTTGTTTGTGGCGGCCATGTTTCAACCCTCTATGTCTTCAATCACCGACTGCCTCACCATCCCACGCCCGGACCTTCTTGCCTCGCGTCTTGGCGGCCTTGGCGGGCTTCGGTGGCCGCTGCTTTGCCCGGCGGGCTCGCTCGCGCTCGGCCCACTCTGCGGTCTCCTCCGGCCGCAGCCGCACCACCCGGACGCGGCCGGCCTCGCGCTCCACCCGGTACGACGGAGCCGGCGCGGTGCTGCCGGCGGCTGGCCTGGCGCGGGTGCGTGGCTCGGCGCGCGCTGCGGCGGCCATCGCCCAGATCGAAGGTGCGGCGCTGGTCTGCGGCGGCGGCTCATGCCCGGCCACGATCCGATGGTGCTGCGGGAAGTCCCAGGCGGTGTCCTCATCGTCCAGCGGCTCGCCAGCGGCGGCGCCATTGAACTCGCGGGCCCAGAAGTCCAGCGCGAGCTGCTTGTGCCGGCGGCGCTTTGCCGAGGGGCCGCGACGGCGCGCGGTTGGGCTACGCGGAGCCTCCGGCAGCACCGACGGGATTGGCAGGTCGGCGAAGAGCATGGGCTGGCGCTCGTCCGTGGTCATCCCGGCGGAGGGTTTCGCGCCCTCCACAGCGCATTCATGGTCGCCCGCAGCCGATCCGCCTCGGCCTTCCCGCGCCGCCGCTCGACCACCTCCAGATAGGCCCGGCGCTCGCCCAGCGTGGGTCGGTCGACGACCATCCTGGCCTCGGTCTCGTGCCGCCATTCCTCGCTCGCGCTGTCAACATTGCGGCCGTCGACCAGGGTGACGATCTGGCCGACCATCACTGCACCACCTTCTGTACGCGCCACACGCTGCCCAGCACGGCAACGCGGTCGTCGCGCTTCAGGTCGATCGGCAGTGGCAGCTCGTCGCGGCGCTTGGTGTCGTACACCAGCACCAGGGGCGAGTGGTTGCCGCGGCCGATCGGGACGAGGTAGACCATCACGCCGCCTGCTCCAGCTGCAGCTGCGCCACCGCACGCCGCGGCATGGCCCTGATCGCCAGCTCGACGCGGGCGCCGCGCTCGTCGGGCTCCATGCGCTCCTTGTGCTGGCGCCAGATCCATCCGTCGTCAACGTAGACGATGCCCTGCAGGGCATCGGCCAGGACCTTCTCGGCATTGCCAAGATCCATGCACCGCACATCGTCATCCCAGCCGGCCGGGTTGCGGCGGGCCCGCTTCGCCCAGTCCTGCGGCCTGGCCGGGTACAGCCGCAGCCACATCTCGACCCGGCACGCCATCGGCTGAGCCACGCCGGCAGCAGTGGCCACGCCTCGGACCTGGGCGCGAAAGGCCTCAGCCTCCGGCGTCACGTAGGTCATGGCCCGGGCCGGCCCGCCCTTCGGCTTCACGACGCGGGTCGCCCAGTACCTGTTGGCGCTGATCGGGTAGGGCAGGACCAGGTGGATCATCGCGACGCCCCCAGGCTGAACACGCTGGCCGCCGGCGCCGCTTGCCGCCAGGCCTCGCCGCGGCGGATGCGGTGCACATGCGACTGGTCCATGCCGATGCGAGCCCCGATGGTCGCTGCGCTTTCGTCGCTCGCGATGATCTCGGCGCGCAGCTCAGCGCTGTAGAGCGACCCCTCCCGGGCACGATGGGCCTCGGCGATGCGCGCCCGGTGCAGCGGGTCCAGCGTCGGCCGCAGGATGCGCATCAGGTCGGCGCGGGTGCCGATGAAGCGGTGCGCGGGGTTGCAGCAGCCGGTGTGACCGCAACGCGGAACCCAGCGCTGGCCATCCTGCAGCGGCTTGCCCATGAGGTGCTTCAGCGCCTTCGGCAACGCAACCGGCGAGCCCAGCTCCGGCAGCCACACGGTGTAGGTGCCCTTGCGCCTGCAGGCGTCGATGACCATGCAGCCGGTCTCCTCGTCCACTCGGCAGCGGTCCAGCAGGTCCTGCAGCGTGCGGATGCCGCCGGTGTTCGCGGGCTTCATGCCACCACCTCGCCCGCGTCAATGGGGGCCGGAAACTGCGCGGCCGGCCCGGGCCGCTCGATCGGCAGCACGACCACCTCTTCGCCCTGATCCCGCAGCACCTGCCGCCACGCATCGCGCTGGAACTGCGTCATCGTCTGCCCGCTCGGCAGCCGGCCGCCGCGCTCCTGCTCGCACCAGCGCAGGCGCTTCGCCCAGCCGGTCGGGTCTTTCGCCTGGGCCAGCCGCGACAGGGCTTTCGCCATGCGCTGCGGGTCGTGCCGCGGGTGCTCGACCGGGCCGGGCGACCGGTTCGCGTTGCACCATGCCCGCTCGGTCTCCGCGTCCTGCTGCTCCTGGGTGACCTGCGGCCAGAGGTGGCGGCCGACCCAGGCATGCGCGCTGCACAGCCGCCCGTTGCCGGCGTCGACGGCCCAGCGGTTCGGGCAGCCCATGGCGCCGCACATCAGCGCGCGGTCCGCGGTGGCCTCGTCGGCGATGCGCTCGTCGCGGCTGCGGCGGGGCAGCTGGCGCACGTTGTCGGTGGCGTCGTCGCTCATGCGGTGGCTCCGGTGTTGGCGGCCTGCCAGGCGTCGACGACGCGGCGGCGGTAGGCGGGCCAGCTGTTGGCGTGGCCGGTGGCGCGGTTCAGCTCCTCGAACGGCTCCAGGCCCAGGCGCAGGGCGGTCGCGATGACCTGGCTTCGGCTGTCGGCCCAGGCCATGGGGTCGGCCGCCGCTGGCGCTGCGACCTGGCCCCGGCTGGCGGCCTCGGTCCGTCGCCGGTCGACGGTGGCCAGCACGTAGGCGAACCGGGCCTTGCCCTTGGCCGCGCACTCGGCAGCCGTGGCGCCGATCTCCTCCGGCGTCACCCCGGCGGCAAGCAGCCGCAGCAGGTCGGGGTGGGCCGTGTTGACGTCGTGGACGTTGGCGCCACGGCAGGCCAGGCAGGCACGGCCAGCGAGGCTGGGCGATGGTGGGGGGTCGTCGTCGGGCTCTGCCCTGGGGTCGGGCGGAAGCTGCGGCCCGGGCGCGACGGTCTCCCTTAGTTCTCCGTCCTCTCTTAATCGTCCCGTCCCGTCCCGTCCCGTCCCGTCAGCCGGGACAGAACCGTCCCGTCCCGGTTCCTGGCCGGTCTTGTCCACCGGGACAGAACCGTCCCGTCCCGGTTCTTCACCCGCCTGTTTGCGGCGCCATGCGGCCTTCTTCTGGCGCTCCTTGACCCGCTTGTCCCAGGCCACGGCGACCTGCTCGCACAGCACGCGGTGGTAAAGCCTTCCGTCGCTGCAGCGCTCGAATCCGTGCAGGGCGCGGGCCTTGACCTTCTTCCATCCCTTGATGTCGCGACCCAGCTCGGCAAGCCGGCACAGGATCACGTCGTCATCAGGGAGGCTGCCGGCCGGAACCTGCTGCCAGGCGGCCCACCACAGCGTCAGCGCTGCGCGCCACTCGGCATCCGTGGCGCGGGCGTGGAAGTCGGAGCCGAACAGCCGCGCCCCAAGAAGCGGCATGTACTCCAGGCCGCGCAGGTCGACCTCGGCGGGCACCAGTGGCGCGGGCAATGTGTCGCTCATGCCCGCCTCTCCCACGGCTTGCCCGTGGCCGGATCGCAGCCCAGCGGCGCGCTGCTGAAGCTCGGCCACCGCGGATCAGCCGGCAGATCCTGCGCCTGCCAGCGCGCCGTGGGCCGGGCTGTCGCGTCGACCGTGCGGCGCGTGGCGGCGGTCTCGACTGCCTCGCCCTGCGGGCGCATGCGGCTGTCGTCGATCTTCGGCGGCGAGAGCGTGAGGTTGCTCTTCGCGTTCTCCGTGCTCGGCGTCCTGCGTCCGACCCGCAGGCCGACCGATGCCGCGGCCTTCTGCGCCTTGTCCTGTGCAGCCTGGGCCCTGGCCTGCTCGCGCTGGGCCTGCTGCGCCAGCTTGGCGGCGACCCGTTGCTCGGCGCGCTCCTTGCGCCCTTGCTCGCGCTGCTGGCGCGCCTGCTCGTCGGCCTGGGCCTGCTGGTCGGTCTCTGCCTGGCGGGCCTCGACATAGGCGGCAGCCTGGGCCGGCCGGGCAAAGAATCGGAACGCGTGCTCGCCTCGGCCCTTGGCCTTCGTGAGCCGGCGGGCCCGCGCCAGCCGGTCGCAGTGATAGGCCGCGGTCGCGTAGTGCACGCCCAGCAGATCCTGCACCTGGGCGACGGTGTCGCCCTCGGGCCGGTCAGCCAGCGTGATGACCTGCATGGCCTGATCGCCCAGCGCCACGGGGAGGCTCTTCGGCGCCGGCGTCGGTGCAGGCCTGCGCACAGCATCCGTGTCCACGCTGGGGCCGCCCGGCCTCGTCGGCGTCAGTTGCTGGCCCATGTGCTGCGCCAGCTCGGCGACGGTGATGCCGTAGGCCTGCAGCGTGTAGGCCAACACGGACAGCAGCGCGGGGCGGGTGACGGTGGTCATGCCGCCCTCGCCTGCTTCGCCGCCACACAGCCCGCACACCTCCACCGCGGCCCCGGCTTGCCCTTGCCGCCGATGGGCAGGTGCCACTGATCGCAGCGCATGCAGTGCAGCCGCAGCGTCAGGCCCACGCCGGCCGGCTTGAATGCCACATCCTGCGGCGGGGTGCGGTTGTCGTTGCTGTAGGACATGGACGCTCCCGTAGCTTGTTGGGTGTAGGGGGTATCAGATTTGCCGTTGTGCCCGATCAGGCCTGATCGCACAGTCAGCGCATGCGCACCGCCGCCTCCCAAGAAAGACCCGCCGACCAGCGCATGCCAGCCGGCGGGAAAGCCCCTTGCAGGGGCCAGGGAGGAGACTCGGGTGCGCATGGATCAGGCCGCGCCCGGCATCACCGGCGCGGGGTCGTTCGGTGCGCGATCCGGCAGCCAGGCCGACAGGTGCCAGACCTCGAAGGTCGTCAGCAGCAGGTCGTGCGCTCGCTCGGCGTGCAGCTCGCGGCTGAAGCCGTCCGGGGTGCGCCTGCGATTCATCGCGTCGCGGGTCAGCAGTTGCAGGCGCGCCTGGGCGAAGTGCAGGCGCTGCGTTGTCACGGTCAGGGGGCCGGGGCGCATTCAGGCGGCCTTCGCGGGCTCGGGGGCGGCGGGGACGGCGGGGGCGCCGTCCGGCGGCAGGTCCTGCGCGCCATTCACCGCCGCCAGGTGGGGCATGAACAGCCGCACCGTTTCGATGCCGGGATTGACGGTCTGCCCGTAGCGGATCTTCGTCAGGGTCGGCAGCGGCACACCGGACAACTCGGCCAGCCGGCCAAGCTGAGCCAGCGGCAAGGCGGCAAGGCGCGCCTGAATGTCGCCGACCGAGGGGATGGATGTGTTCATGCCCGATAGCTTACCGGTTTCGGTAACTTCAAGTCAACCGCCTTCGGTAAGAGCTTCGGGTTACCGTATTCGGATGGAGTCAGCCAGCAAAAAGACGGTGCGCGCCAACGTCCTTGCGTTCCTGGGTCGGCTCGGCCCGTTGCGCGAGCGCGAAAGCGGCGTGACGAAGCTCAAGAACCTGGGCGTTTCCCATGGCAACGCCCAGCGCACAGTCGATCAAGAGTCCGACATGCGGCTGGCGACCTTGGATCAGGTGGCTGCCGCCCTCAAGATGAAGCCGTGGCAACTGCTGGTGGAGACGTTCGACCCCGCCAGCCCGCCCGTGCTAGCCGCCGGCAGCCAGCAGCCGGCGAAGCACAGCGCTCGTGCACTTGAGGTGGCAACGTTGTTCGATGCGTTGGCGCCGCGCCGGCAGCGGCTGCTCTACGCGCAGATTCAGGACATGCACAACCCGGACGCACCGGACGCAGATCAATTCAGCGAATCGCCAACTCAGCCTGTCTCGTAGCCCAGGCCAGCGCCGGAGCCAGCTCGGGGAACAGGCGGCGCACGATTGCTCGCCCGGCCATTCGTGCGGCGTGGCCGCGGAACGGCCCGATCAGCGAGTCTGGAACGACCATGGCGGCCGGCATGGTCGGTGGCGAGTCTTCGGCCTCCCCCTCCAGCACCGCATCCAGCTCCGCGCCCGTCAGCGCGATGGTCGCCCGGGCGTAGTCGGCCACGTAGGCGCGGATGTCCGGCCCGTGCCGCGCCACGATTTCGCGCTTGAAGTGCTGCAACGCCTCACCCGTCAGCGGCCCAGCCAAGCGCACCACCAGCACCCCGCTCGGCAGCATCTCCAGCGCGACGGACGCGCTATGTCTCGTGATCCGTGTCATCCCTGCGGCTCAGGAAGCCATTGTTCTGCGCGCAGGGTGTCACGTTTCTGCCAGATTCAGCCCCCCCCAAAATCGGGGCGCCCTGTAAGACCTGACAGGGGTCACCAGTCGCTGTCGCGCATCAGCGCCACGACCGCGCCGGCCACCACCCGGGCGCCGCTGGCGTTGAGGTGCAGGGCGTCGCTGAAGGCTCGCAGCGATGACGGCGTGACGCCGGCCGCTGCGTCGGCAACGTCCTGCGGGTTGCGCGGGTTGCCCCACGCGGCCAGGAGCGTCGGCGTGTCGATGTAGTGCGCTGGGTAGGCGGCGGCCAGGGCCGCATTGATTGCCAGCTTCCGCGCCCGGTCGGCGCCGCCAATGCGCTCGCCCGGCAGATCGGCCAGCACCAGGCCGAGCACGACAAACCGATCATGCGGCAGGCTGGCGACCATCGCCGCAACGTCGGCCAGCACCACATCGGCGGGCCCGGTTGTGTTGTGGCCCGCCCAGATGGTGACGTTGCGCAGCTTGTCCGGGTAGGCCGCCAGCGCTGCGCCGATCTCGCCCGATGTCGTGCTGCCCACCCCTGCGTTGAGCACGTCGACCGCCAGCGCCGATTGCAGGGCCGGCGCCATCACGTAGGTCATCGAGTCGCCGAAGGCCGCGACCGGCCACCGCAGCGCCGCGCCTGACGGCAGCGCAGGCAGATCGGAGCGCGGGCCGGTCTCGGGCGGCGGGCCGGACGGCACGACCGGGGCCGAGGCGGCTGGCGCAGGCGCCGCGGGCTGCTGCTGCGGGGAGTCACCCCCGCCGCCGCACGCGGCCAGGAGGAGAGACAGGGCGACGGCGGCGATGGCTGTTTTCATGGGCGCGGATCGTACTGGCGTGGCGCAAACAAGCGTCACCCCGGCTGACGACGCCGACGGCCGCGAGACCCCATGAACTAGGGGCGCCGATCCAGTGCCGCACATTTCTTACCGAAATCGGTTGACTGCAAATTACCGCATGCGGTAATCTTCTACCCATGCCGCACCCCGCGGCGCACCGGGAGAAGCCGATGACCATCACCATCTACACCGCCGAGCAGCTGAAGGCCAAGGGCATCACGACCGCCGACGCCCGCAAGTACCTGAAGGGGTGCGAGTCGCGCTGCAACAGCTTTTCGCGCCAGTTCGTGCGCAACGGCTTCAAGTGCAGCGCCGGCTTCCAGAAGTCGTGGGATGCCGCAAACGCTGCCTGGGACCACGCCAAGGCGACGCTGAATGTGCTGCTGGCTGCTGACGCGGTCGCCGCCTGAAGGAGCGCGACCATGGCCTACCTGTTCCGCACCCGCACCGATGGCCTCGGCCATGCCCGCAACGCTCAGGCGATGGCAGCCGGCCGAGCTGCTTTCGAGACCGCGCCGGATCTGCCCGACGACGACACGCCCAGCGAGGAAGACGCCCGCGAGGAAGCCGAAGCGCTGACCCTGGCGACGCCCGACCTGATGGCGAACTGGCTGCAGTGCGAGTGCGCGGCCAGCAGCAAGCCGGTCGATGTGCGCAACGTCACCGCCCTGCAGGTGCTGGAAGCCGACGTGCCGACCCTGCTGGCCGTGCTGCTGGCCGGCGACGACAAGCACACGGCGCGGGCGCTGCACCGGCTGCGCGAGCTGGCCCGCGAGGACGGCGACAACGTGTCGCTGGTGGCGGCGAAGGCTGGCGAGCTGATGCGGGGTGCAGCATGACCGCCGCCCACACTCCCGGGCCGTGGGCTATCAGCTACAGCGTTGACGGCATGACCGTTGACACGGCGAAGCCGGTGCGCTTCAACCTGACAACAGCGGGAACGGCAGTGATTGCGCGAGTCTGCGCGCACGAAGACGCAGAGCATTTCAGTGGCGAGGCAAACGCCCGCCTGATCGCCGCTGCGCCTGATCTGGCGCAAGCACTGGCCGACCTGATCGAAGCCGCCGACTCCATGGCCGGCACCTACGGCTGCATCCGTGGCGACACGCCGGAAGACTCCGACACCCACACGCATGACCAGTGGGCCGAGAGCTTTCTGAAGGAGTGTGCAGACGCCGCCCGCGCCGCCATCGCCAAGGCCACGGGAGAAGGCGCATGACCTTCACCCCCGCCGAGATCGCCGCCGTGCGCCAGGTCATGCCCGGCGCCGACGACTGGACGATCAGCCGGCACCTGCAGCAGCGGGCCGCCATCGTCGCCCGCACCGGCCGCGCCCCGCGCTGGCTCGCCACGTACTGCAGCCAGTGCGGCGCCAGCCTGGGGCCGGGCGACGAGGGTGTCAGCGACTGCCGGCAGCACCTGCGGGGGTTGTCGTCATGACCAGCCCCGAGTGGCAGCGCATGCGCGCTGGCTTCGCCATCCAGGGCCCGCACCGCCGGCAATCGCGCCGCGTCGGCCGCTGGCTGCTGGCCTTCGTCATCGTCGGCGCAGCGATCCGCGCAGTCATCGGCGCCCTTGCTGGCGCCGGCCCCTGAGGAGCCCCCATGTTCCTGACCGCACAAGACCGCGCCATCCGCCCCGTGCTGGAGCCGGGCGCCATCGTCAGCGACGACGACTGCGAGCGCATGGCCTGCGCACCCGAGGGCGGGAAGCACGCCGAGCCCGTGCCGAGCGCCCAGAAGAAGCGCGACGTCAACGGCGCCCGCATCGGCTTTGTGCTGCTGCTGTTGAGCGCGACCACTGTCATCGGCGTCATCAGTGCCGCCGTCCTGGCGCGGCGGGCGAAGCCTTCCAGGGCGGGCCGGCACCCATTCACCACCAACCCCACCGAGGGAGACCCTGTGAACGCACCCGAACGCATCACCACCGCGGCACAGCCGCTGACCTTCATCCGCGCCAGCTCGCTGGCCGAGCTCTTCGACTGCCCGGCCCGCTGGGAGGCCAAGCACCTGCTGGGCATGCAGGGCCCGCGCAGCGGCGCCGCGCAGCTGGGCACCGCCGTGCACGCCGGCACGGCCGCTTTCGATGCATCGCGCCTGCCGGGCGGCAGCCCGATCACCGCTGACGATGCCGCCGGCGCCGTGGTCGACGCGATCCACAAGCCCGAGGAAGCGGTCGACTGGGAAGACGGCAGCCCGACCGAGGCTGAGCGCATTGCACTGGCGCTGCACACGAAGTACTGCGCCGACGTCGCGCCGCGCCAGAAGTACCGCGGCGTGGAGGTGACCTGCGAGAAGCTGGAGCTTCCCGAGCTCGGCATCGCGCTGACCGGCACCACCGACCGGGTGCGCGAGACGCCGGCCGGGCTGGGTATCAGCGACCTGAAGACCGGTGGCCGCGCCGTGGGAACCGATGGCCGCGCCGTCACGCAGGGCCACGCGGTGCAGCTGGGCGTGTACGAACTGCTGGCCAGCCACGCGATGGGTCTGGAGATCACCGCGCCGGCGCAGATCGTCGGCATGAACACCGGCAAGACCGCTGCAGCTCAGCGCGTGGGCACCGGCGAGGTCGAGAACGCCCGCGCCGCGCTGGTGGGCACCGAAGAGGCGCCGGGCCTGCTGCAGCACGCCTCGCGGCTGATCCAGTCCGGCGCTTTCTACGGCAACAGCAAGTCCTTCTTGTGCTCGGCCAAGTACTGCCCGCGGCACCCCGTCTGCACCTTCAAGGCCTGACGGCCACCACCCCCCAACAGCCACCACCGAGGAGCCCACACATGGCCACCGCCAACATTGCCGAACTGCGCCAGCAGACCCCGCCCGCCCGCCCGCTGGCCGACATGAAGCCGCGCGAGCAGATCGCCTATCTGCTGGACCAGAAGAAGGGCGAGCTGGCGAAGATGCTGCCCAAGACGCTGAGCATCGACCGCCTGCTGAAGGTGGCGCAGATCGCCGCCACCACCACGCCGGCCCTGGCCGAGTGCGACGTGCCATCGCTGGTGGGCGCTATCGGCCAGTGTGCGCAGATGGGCCTGGAGCCGAACACGGTGCTGGGCCACGCCTACCTGGTGCCGTTCAACGTCAAGCGCAAAGACGGCCGCGGCAACGAGCGCTGGGTGAAGTCGGTGCAGGTGGTGATCGGCTACAAGGGCCTGATCGACCTGGCGCGCCGCAGCGGCCAGATCGTGAGCATTGCCGCGCACGAGGTCTGCGAAGCCGATCACTTCGAGCTGATCTATGGCCTGGACGAGAAGCTGAACCACACGCCGGCCATGGGGGATCGCGGCGGCGTGATCGGCTTCTACGCGGTGGCCAAGCTGCAGGGCGGCGGCCACGCCTTCGAGTTCATGTCGCTGCACCAGGTGCGCGAGATCATGAAGGCCACGCAGTCCAAGGGCGGCTACGGCCCCTGGAAGGACCACTTCATCGAGATGGGCCGCAAGACGGTGATCCGTCGTCTGGCCAAGTACCTGCCACTGTCCATCGAGTTCCAGACCGCCGCGGCGCTGGACGGCATGGCCGAGGCCGGCAAGGACCAGGGCAACACCATCGACGGCACGTTCAACTTCGTGCCCGACGATGCGCCGAGCGCCGAAGGCGGCCACGTCGACCAGGACACCGGCGAGATCCGCGGCCAGCTGAGCGACAACGCCAGCGTGTCGCTGCCGGAGCAGGCCCACCAGCACGCGCAGCGCGACGTCGGCGGCGAGTGGGAACCGAGCCCGCAGGAGCTGGAGGAGATCCGCCAGCGCGAACTGGCCGAGGCCGGCCAGGGCCAGGGCCAGGCCACCGCCGCCACGGCTGCCCCCACTGGCCGCCGCCCGCGCGCCGCTGCCCCGTCGATGGAGTGACAGGCCATGAAGATCGATCACCTGTTCGTGCAGAGCTTCCTGGGCGTGGTGTCGGTTGACGTCGACACGCGCCAGCCGGTGCAGCTGTTCTGTGGCGGCAACGGCGCCGGCAAGTCCAGCCTGCGCGACGCGATCGCGCTGGCGCTGACCGCTGACCTGGGTCGCGTGTCGCTGAAGAAGGACGCTGGCCAGCTGGTGCGCGCCGGCGACAGCCAGGCCATCTGCGAGGTCCGCGATGTCGACGGCGACACCTGGGCCGTGACCATCACCGCCGCGGGCAAGATTGCCGACAGCATGAAGGGCCGGCAGACCGACCCGGCCCTGCCCTATGTGCTGGACGCCCAGCGCTTCGCGCAGCTGGACGCCACCGAGCGCCGCGCGTTCCTGTTCGGCTTGATGGGCGTGAAGCTGGACGGCGCGGCTGTGGCTGCCAAGCTGGCCGAGCGCGGCTGTGACGCCGCGAAGGCAGCGCGCATCGCCCCGATGCTGCGCGCCGGTTTCCAGGCTGCGGCCGAAGATGCCAAGGCCCAGGCCACAGCCGCGAAGGGCGCATGGCGCGCCGTCACCGGCGAGACCTATGGCGCCGTGAAGGCGGCGACCTGGAAGGCCCCGGCAGTTTCCTTCTCGCAGCAGACCCTGGACGCGGCGCAGCAGTCGCTGGCAGCAGTCGACGCCGGCATCGCCCAGGCCCAGCAGAACCTCGGTGCGCTGGAGTCGGTCGGCAAGACTGTCGCCGAAGCCCGCGGCAAGCTGGTCGGGCTGAAGGAGACCGCCGCGCACCTGGTGCGCCGGCAGGTGAAGCTGCAGCACGACGAGAAGGCGCTGAAGGAAGCGCAGGAGGCCCTGGACAGCGCTACGGCCAAGGCTGGCAACGCGCCGCGCGTCGGCTTGGTGCACAACCTGGCCCGCAGTGTGAACGCGCTGCTGCGCCTGGGCCGCGTGGACCGCGACAGCGTTGTCGGCATGGATGCTGTGCAGGCGCTGGACGAGTACGAGGCCCAGCACGGCAGCCTGAATGCCGCGGTCGGCGACACCGAGGCCCAGGGCCGGCTGCCGGCTCTGACCCAGGCCCGCGACCTGCTGGCCAGCGCGGTGCGTAACAGCATGCGCGACGTGCGCGCCAGCGAGGAAGCAGCCGGCCAAGTGAAGCTGCTGGAGCAACAGATCGCCGATGCTGGACAAGTCGACGAGATGGCGATTGACCAGGCGCGCAAGCAGCTGGCCACCGCCCAGGCCGAGCGCAAGGCCTGCACCGAGGCGATCGACAAGCTGCGCACCACCAAGGCCGCCGCCGAAGGCGCTGCGCAGAAGACCGCCCAGGCCGCCAAGCACCACGCCGACGTCGAGGGCTGGGATGCGATCGCCCAGGCCCTGGCGCCCGACGGCATCCCGGCCGAGCTGCTGAGCTCCGCGCTGGGCCCGATCAATGCCCGGCTGGCGCAGTCGGCAGCCGACGCGCAGTGGCCCAAGGTGGTGATCGGCGCCGACATGGCCATCACCTACGGCGGCCGGTCCTATGGCCTGGTGAGCGAGTCGGAGCAGTGGCGCGCCGACGCGATGGTGGCCGAGGCCATCGCCAGCCAGTCGAACTGGCGCCTGCTGCTGCTGGACCGCTTCGACGTGCTGGACCTGCCGGGCCGCGCCGATCTGATCGCCTGGCTGGACGTGCTGGCCGACGCAGGCGAGGTCGACAGCGTGTTCCTGTTCGGCACCTTGAAGGCCGCGCCCACCGGCCTGCCGGCATCGATCGGCACCCACTGGATCGACAGCGGCATGGCCGCGCAACCCCTGAAGGAAGCAGCATGAACCGCGCAGTGTTCTTCGACACAGAGACGACCGGCCTCCCCTTGTTCAAGCAGCCGAGCGAGCACCCAGACCAGCCGCACATCGTGCAGCTCGGCGCCTGCCTGGTGGACCTGGACACCCGCAATGTGCTGTCGACCATCGACGTGATCTGCAAGCCCGACGGCTGGCTGATCCCCGACGATGTGGCCGCCATCCACGGCATCACCACCGAGATGGCTGCCGATGTGGGCGTGCCCGAGTCGCTGGCCGTCGAGATGCTTCTCGACCTGGTTGGCGATCGGGTTCGCATCGCGCACAACCAGCCCTTCGATGCCCGCATCGTGCGCATTGCCTGCATGCGTCACTTCGAGCCCAGCCAGGCCGACGCCTGGGCCGAGGCGCCCGCCGAGTGCACGGCGCAGCTGGCCACACCGATCATGAAGATCCCGCCGACCGACCGCATGAAGGCCGCCGGCTTCACCAAGTTCAAGACGCCGAACCTGCGCGAGGCGGTGCTGCACTTCACCGGCAGGCCGCTGGAGAACGCGCACAGCGCCCTGGCCGACGTGCACGGCTGCATGGACGTCTGGTTCGCCATCCGGGCCCAGCAGGCGCAGCAGCGCGCCGCGGCCTGATCACCGGTTTCCACGGCGCGCGGGCCTTCCTCCTCCTCCCTCCCTGACCTGTTCCCCGCCACCGGCCACGGCCGGGCGCCGCTTCTCTTCACCACCACCGCCACGAAAGGCACCGATGCCCGTCAACCCTCTTCACCAGCACCTGGCCGTCACCGTCTGCGCGGATGCCGACGACGCGATCGCCCAGGGCTTCAACTACTCGGCCCGGCCGGCCGGCGCTCCGCGCATCTTGCCCATCGAGGTGAAGAAGGTCGTGGTGGTGCGCAACGGCACCCAGGCCGGCAACGCGACCGTCGACTTCCTGCTGGAAGACGACACCGGCCAGCAGTTCGTCTTCATGGTCACCGGTGCGCTGCTGAAAAGCATCCCCTGCTGATCGCCGCTTCAACCACCCACCCACCGAGGAACCCCATGCTGTTCTCACTCCCGAACAACACCGAGTGCGTGCTGACGACGTTCGTCGGCCGCACGCAGAAGAGCGGCCCGGACGACGTGCCGGCCGTCACCTTCCGGCTCAAGCTGGCCAGCGTGTCGAACATGCTGCTGGACCTGTTCAGCCCGACGATCCGCCACACCGTCTATCGCGCGGTGGAGGGCCAGGAGCAGCTGCCCGGCATGGAGGACACCACGCCGATCCTGCAGTCGAAGGACCTGACCGACTGGGCGCCCGATACCTGCCTGGAGGGCTGGCGCGTGATCGTGGCCCGCGGCGGGAACGACGACGGCGCGCTGCAGATGGGCAGCTGCAAGGTCGACGACTTCCGCTTCAGCTTCTTCGACGGCGGGCACATGGACGTCGACTTCCGCGTCGGCACGGCCGACGTCGACGAGGCCGGCGCCGGCATGCTGTGGGGACGCCAGAAGCGCAAGGTGTTCGTGATGATCCAGGCGCCCGAGGTGCCCGCGGCCAGCACGACCACGATCGACGGCAGCAAGGGCCACCCGGGCCTGGCCGACTCGCAAGCGGCCGAGGCCGAGCGCCAGGCCGGAGACCTGTTCGCCGAGCAGCACGGCGGCGGCGGCGACGGCGGCGTCGCGGCTGAGCCGGGCGACCAGCAGCATGCAGGCGACTTCGGCCAGCCCGATGACGACAGCGCCGGCCCGGGCGCCGGCAGCAGCGACGACGCGCCGTTCGGCCAGCCGCAGACCGGCGACAACTGGCCCTTCCCGCAGGGCGATGGCACCGGTTCGGGCCAAGGCGGCGCGGACAGCGAGGGCGGCGAGACCGACCAGGCCGGCGACGCGGCCGAGTTCGAGGCCGGCGCCGCGGCGGCGATCGCCAAGGCCACCGGCGGCCGGCGCGGGCGGAAGACGCGAGCGAGCGTGGAATGAAGCCCGACATCCTCACGGCGTCGGGCCACTACTTCGACTTCACCGAGCCGCACCTCAGCCGGTTCACCATCATGGACGTGGCGCATGCGCTGTCGCACATCTGCCGCTTCACCGGCCACACGCGCACTTTCTACTCGGTGGCCCAGCACAGCGTGCTGGTGTCGCGCAACGTGCCAGCCGAGCACGCGCTGGCCGGCCTGCTGCATGACGCTGCCGAGGCCTTCATCGGCGACGTGGCCAAGCCGCTGAAGCAGCTGCTGCCGGACTACAAGGCGATCGAGCAGCGCGTCGAGGCCGCCGTGTTCGACCGCTTCGGCCTGCCGCCCGACCTGCCGCCCTGCGTCAAGGATGCCGACCTGGTGATGCTGGCCACCGAGAAGCGCGACCTGATGCCGGGCGACCGGCACACCTGGGAATGCATCGCCGGCCGGCGGCCGCTGGTCGAGCGCATCGACCCGTGGACGCCCGAGATGGCGCGCGTCGTGTTTCTCGACCACTTCGACCGGCTGACAGGAGGCCGCTGATGAGCCGCTGCATCACCGAATTCGCCCAGGCCTGCACCGACCTGGCGGACATGACCGCCCGCAAGGATGGCGCCTACCTGGAGCGCAACCGCTGCGTCGCGCTGATCGCCCGCATGGCCCTGGCCAGCGGCTGGCGCGCGGGCATCGCCCGCACGGCGATCGATGGCTGGTCCGACGACTGGCACGGCTGCGTGTACGTCGACCTGCCGACCGGCCAGGTGTCCTGGCACTACCACGACAGCCAGGCACACTTGTTCGCCGACCTGCCGGCCTACACCGGCGCATGGGACGGACACGACACGCCGGAGAAGTACCGGCGCGTGGGCGAGGCGTTCGCCAAGGGGCTGCCCGTGGTGGCCACCGACCCGCCAGCCGAGCGCGCCGTGCGCTACCTGGTGCAAAGGCTGCAGGCCGACCCGCGCCTGGCGTGGCTGATCGGCCCGGGTAGCCAGTCCTATGAGCTGCTGACCGCCGCCCTCGCCTGCAGCGCGGGCCGTGCTGTCGCAGAGGTGCAGGCCGAGATCGAGCGCGACCTGAAGACCATACCCTGGCCGCGAGCCGAAGGAGGCTGAAATGTTCCGCTGGCTGCTGGTACTGCTGGGCATGGATGACCCCTGGAAGCCCGATCCTTCCGTGATGAACGACTGACGCCATGGCTGACACAACCGCCATCGAGTGGTGCGACAGCACCTTCAACCCTTGGATCGGCTGCACCCGCGTGTCGCCGGCCTGCGACGACTGCTATGCCGCCCGCAGCACGCCGGCGCGCACGCTGGGCGTGGCATGGGGGCCGGGCGAGCAGCGGCGCCTCACCAGCGACGCGAACTGGCAGCTGCCCGTGCGGTGGCAGCGCCAGGCGGCCGCCTTCTACGCCCAGCACGGCCGCCGGCGGCGTGTCTTCTGCGCCAGCTTGGCCGACGTGTTCGACAACGAGGTCGACCCTGGCTGGCGATCGAATCTGCTGCGACTGATCCTTGACACCCCGGCCCTTGACTGGCTGCTGCTGACCAAGCGCATCGGGAACGTGACGCCCATGCTGGCCGAGATCGCTGGCGACCTGCAGCTGGTGGCACACCACGCATGGACTGGCGCGCTGCCGCCAAACGTCTGGCTGGGCATCACGGTGGTCAACCAGGCCGAGGCCGACCGGGACGTGCCGAAGCTGCTGTGGACCCCGGCTGCGGTGCGCTTCCTGAGCGTGGAGCCGATGCTGGGCGCGATCAACCTGCGCTGCATCGACGTCGACGGCGACCACGAGATCCACCCGCTGACCGGAACCACGGAGTGCGTCGACGAGACGGACGAGGAGGCGCCCGACCTGCGAGGCCTCGACTGGGTGATCTGCGGCGGTGAGTCCGGCCCGAAGGCTCGGCCGATGCACCCCGACTGGGCCCGCAGCCTCCGCGACCAATGCGCCAGCGCCGGCGTTCCGTTCCTGTTCAAGCAGTGGGGCGAGTGGGGCCCGGACTGGGAAGGCGCCGAAACCTGCAGCGCGTGCGGCAGGACCAAGTTCGACGCCATCAACTCGCATGGTGAATGCGGGCACTGCGGCATCGACGGCTGGATGCCGGCCGACGCGCCGCTGGACAAGCTGCGGCGCGTCGGCAAGAAGGCCGCCGGCCGCCAGCTCGACGGCTGCACGCACGACGCCTGGCCGGAGGTGCGGCATGGCTGAGCGCCCCATCCTCTTCAGCGCGCCGATGGTGCGCGCCATCCTGGCCGGCACGAAGACGCAGACGCGGCGGGCCGTCAAGGCAGCGCATCCCGACTGGGTGCGAATCAACCCGCAGCCTCACCAGGACGATGCTGGGCGCTTGTGCTACGGATGGGACGGCAACGTCGGAAAACCGCTGTGCTGCCCCTACGGTCAGCCAGGCGACCGGCTGTGGGTGCGGGAGACCTGGGGATTCAACCCGGACTTCCCCGGCCTGCTGGCGCACATCTGCTTCCGGGCCGATCGCGGCCACGAGCACGACGCGATCAACTGGCGCCCGAGCATCCACATGCCCCGCGCCGCCAGCCGCATCACCCTGGAGGTGACCGGCGTGCGCGTCGAGCGGCTGCAGGCGATCAGCGAGGCGGATGCGAGGGCTGAAGGCGTAGCGGAAGCTCCGCTGCCGATGGGCCTCATGTACTCCACCGCAGCAGTGATGAGGACGCGATACCGCGAGGGCTTCGGCCAGCTTTGGTGCGACATCAACGGCGCCAACTCTTGGGATGCAAACCCGTGGGTGTGGGCGGTGGAGTTCAAGCGGGTGACGCCATGAACGTCCGCGCCCTCAAGCACCGCACCACCGCCCGCGTGCTGTATCGCGCCCGTATCTGGGCGCCTGACCGCTTCGACGTGGCTTATCACCCGGACGACTGGTGCGAGGACTGGGACGACGAACAGGACGAGGCTCACTGCTTCGACTGCGGCGAGCTGCACGACATGTGCGAGTGCCACATCGGCGACGAGTGCGGGCGCTGGCGCAACGGCCGGCTGTCGGACAGCTGCAGCAAGGCCGGCAGCGAGGAATGCGACTTCGAGTGCCCGTATGGGCGATGAGGTGAGGACGATGGAACTGCAGCGCTACGGGCGCGGCCCGGAAGGCTTCCCCTACATCCTGACGGCGATGCCAGATGGCTACTGGACGCCATGGCATCTGGCCGATCAGCAGATTCGACGCCTGGGGAACAGGGTTGAAGAACTGGAGGCCGGGCAAGCCGTCGGCGAAGCGGAGGACCTGCGACGTGAAGTCGAGGGCCTGCGCGACCTGCTGCACCGCATGCTGGAGGCGCCCACCACGCAAGTCAGTGCGACATGGAAGGACGCGGCGCGGCAAGCGCTGAAGCCGTAGCCATGCCCTGCCAGCCCTTTACCCTACCCGGCGGCGCCCGCGGCTTCATCTGCAGCCGCACGCCCAGCCCGCGCTGCGCCTGCGGCAAGCAGTCGGCGTTCCAGTGCGATGCGCCCACCGGCAGCCGCGGCAGGACTTGCAGCCGCCATCTGTGCGCCGACCACGCGACGGCCACCGGCCCCGACACCCACCTCTGCCCGACGCACGCCGCCAGCGGCGCGCCGGTGCAGGCTTCGATGGAGTTCTGACGATGCCGACACCCGGAACCACCGCAGCGACCACGCTGCACCCCGATCAGGCGCGCATGCTCGACGCCATGTTCAACGACCGCCAGCCGGCCAGCCGCGCCGACGTGCAGGCCCTGGCTGAGGAAGTCGCCGCGCTGCGCGAGGCCCTGACGCCTCGGAAGTCGCACATCGTGCACGGTGCTGAAGCGCTGCGCGAGTTCGCCAGCCTGGCGCATCGGCGGTGACCGCTCGCGCAGCCCTGGCCATGGCCGAGCGCACTGCGACGCTCAGCCCCTGCGGCCGCTACCGCTACCGGCTCGGCCGGCGCTGGGCGCAGCACCGCCTGTACCTGCCGCTGCTGTTCGTGATGCTGAACCCCAGCACCGCCGATGCCGAGCAGGACGACGCCACCATCCGCCGGTGCACGACGTTCGCCGTCGCGCACGGCTTCGACGCGCTGGAGGTGGTGAACCTGTTCGCCTTCCGCGCCACCGACCCGGCCGACCTGTGGCGCGCGGCAGACCCGATCGGCCCTGAAGCCGACCGCCACATCGCGGAGGCTGCGGCCCAGGCCGGAACCGTCTGCCTGGCCTACGGCGCGCAGCCGAAGGCCGAGGCCCGCGTGCAGAAGGTGCTGCCGCTGCTGCGCCGGCGCCACCCGTGGGAACTGCAGTGCCTGCGCATCACGCGCAGCGGCTACCCGCAGCACCCGCTGTACCTGCCGGGTGACTGCCGTCTGCACAACTTCAGCAACGACGCCATCGAGGAGGCCATGCAGCCATGACCGCCGCCCTACCCTTCCTCGCCGACGACGAGGTCGCCGCCCTGTGCGAAGGCCTGGAGCAGCCGGCCGCCCAGCTGCGCTACCTGCGCGGCCTGGGCCTGCACGTCGAGCGCAAGCCCAACGGCCGGCCGCTGCTGATGCGCAGCGAGCTCGAGCGCGTGCTGGGCGCCGGGCGCATGATGCCGGCGAACGACCCGCAGCCGCCGCAGCGCGCCGGCCGCGAGCCTGACATGGGGGCGCTTCTGCAGGTGATCCAAGGGGGCCGCCGTGGGACGAAGACGCAAGGACGATAGCCAGGGCCTGCCGCTGCGGGTCTACCTGCGGCGCGGGACGTTCTTCTACGCCCACCGGTCGGGCAAGTGGGAGAACCTGGGCAAGGACTTGACCGCGGCGAAGCGCAAGGCCGAGCACTACGCCGACCCGACCGGCACCTACGGCACGATGACCTGGTGGCTGCAGCAGTTCCTGCTGGACTTCGAGCAGCAGGTCCGCGCGAAGCTCAAGAGCGAGCGCACGCTGGAGGACTACCAAGGCGCCATCGGCACGGCCGACGAGCCGGGACCGCTGCGCGCCTTCTTCGGCGCGATGCTTCCGGCCGAGATCGAGCCGCGGCACATCACGGCATACCTCGAGGTCGGCGCGAAGGCCGGCCGCGGCGTGCGAGCAAACCGGGAGCGGGCCTGCCTGTCGTCCTGCATCAGCTGGATGCTGCGCAACGGAAACGGCGGGATCACGGTGAACCCGTGCATGCGCGCCAGCGGCGTGAAGCGCAACACCGAGACGGCGCGCGACCGCTACGTGACCGACGCCGAGTACCGCGCCGTCTTCGCCGCAGCGCCGGCCCAGGTGCGGCTGATGATGGAGCTGACCTACCGCACGCTGCAGCGGCCGGACAGCGACATCCTGCATTGGACGGCAGCCACGGTGCGCAGCGCGGCGGCCGGCAAGGTCCTGGCCTTCCAGCAGCACAAGACGAAGCGCCAGGTGCAGATCGGCCTGACCGGCGAGCTGGCGACGCTGGTGGCCACCGCCGTCGGCGAGGTGCCGGTGCTGCATCAGCCGATCGTGCACACGCTGACCGGCGAGGCCTACACCTACACCGGGATCAGCAGCATGCTCAAGCGCGCCCAGGTGAAGGCCAGGGCCTCTGACAAGGCGCTGGCCAGCATGCCTCCGTTCGGCTTCCGCGACCTGAAGGGAAAGGGCGCCACCGACATGTGGCTGGCCGGCGAGCCGATCGAGCGGATTCAGCTGCTGTGCGGCCACGCCAAGGCCAGCACGACGGAGATCTACATCAAGGCCAGGTGGACGCAGACGGTGGCGCCGAACGACCGGGCAATCGGCGCCTGATCGCTGGTCAATATCCAGCAGTTTGACCGGGTGTCTACCTGGGGAGATTCAGGCGCTGCGGACCGCTCGATATTGGACGCCGGCACCCGAGAAACTCAGTATTCATGCGGGTTCCAGCGGTTTTCAGGCCGGGGCCTGTTAATCCGTAGGTCCCTGGTTCGAGCCCAGGTCGGGGAGCCAATTAATACCGCACAGAATCAAGCACTTAGCGAGAAATCGCTAGGTGCTTTTTTCTTGCCCTTGCGGCAGATATTGGACACTAATTGAACGCTGTCCAATATCCAGCACCTGTTCGCGGGCCCGCTGAAGGGGGATGGTGCCGGATGGCCGTCGCCGGCACAGTATCCCGAGGCCGGCGCAGTGGTAGCCGATGGGACACGCGCAGCGATGCGAGG